GTTGCATACGCAAAAGTAACCAGTACCAATGCTTCAATTACGACAGAAGTTGTAAGAGTAACTTCTCCTTCTTTTACTGCTGTTACTGGTCGTCTTTACAAAATTACTTATTATGAAGGACAAGTGAACACTGCCGCAGTCGGGGGTTCATTTGTGGTTTCATACATACGCCTAACAAACACTTCAGGGACTTTGTATCAACAGGGAATTATTCAAGGCACTGGTGTCAACTTTTCTATGAACAATTGCACTTATACAACTTTGACGGCTGGTTCAACTGTGATTGTTGGAAGTTTGGCTTGCGGAAGCGGAACAGGTGGGGCTACCAGTTCTTCAACAAACCCTGCGTGGATTCTTGTTGAGGATGTCGGTCCTGCCTGATGAACAATCTAGAAGTGGCGATTGTCGCTTTGCGTGATGAGATGAAAAAACAAATGCAACCCTGATACCCTTAATAATTGCGGATGGGCAAACCTAGAGATGGAGAACCTCATGAACACCGCACTCAGTATCGCTCAACGAATCGTTAGCACTTTCATTGTCAACGCTATGGCAATCATTGGTGGCTCTGCACTTATTGGCGGTATCCCTGTTGTGAAGTCGGCGTTGCTTGCTGGCGTGTCTGCGTGTGTGACCGTCATTGAGCGTTTGGCTCGTGCATCAGTTGACGGCAATTTGACGCAAGCGGAAATCTCTGAAGCGTTCACAGGTGTAACTCCTGAAGCAAAGGCAAAGTAATGGCTCGGCCGTACCCTTACTATCCTGCGTTTGACGGAAAAAAACAATCTGACATTATTGGCAAGGTTATTGAACTTTGCGGCAAGCGTTGGAAAACAACTTCAAAAGGTTCATACCTGGTTCGGTTGATGAACAATGACCACACCAAAGGAAAAAAAATTGGTGACCCTGGTATGGATAAATGGTTGAGTGTGCATAGCACTGGATTCGCAGCAGATATTTGTGTTCCTATCAAGGATGAAGCAGAGCGTGAAAAAGTTTTGACAACGATTTTTGATTACTTTGTGACGCACTCTGAGGAATTGCGTATTTCCGAATTGCATCATTATTCATGGAAACAGTATGGGCGTGGTTATCGTTCGTCTCGTGGGGCTGGTGTTCAAGGTGTAAAAGTTTTCACTAAGGATGACAATGCTGGTTCGTATCGTGCTGGTGGCACTGTTGCAGATTGGATTCATATTGAAGTGGAACAGCAAGATGTGGCTCATTGGGAAGAAACATTCAGAGCGTTAAAGGTATGAACCCGTTTGCAATTATTGGCACTGGTGTAGGTATTTGCCTGTTTGTGTTGTTGGCTATTGAATTAGTTATTGAATTGTTGTCTGAGGACTGATGCGTAAATGGCTGGCACTTGCGGTGTTGGCTATCCCGATGGTGTGTGGCTGGTCTGTTGCTAAAGGTGAGAACATAACTGAGGGTTTAACGGTGGTTGGTTATTCCATTGACCAAGTGCCACCTGAAAAATCTGATACGGCTTATCCTGTGTGTGGTCGTGGCTGGTATGGGCAGATAAATAACACTTGGGATTATGAGCAGAACTTGTTTGGTGATTGTGGATGGGATTTGTTCATGCTTCATTACACAGGTTTTATAACGGTTCCTGATGGTGTGGATTCGGTGCGGTTTGGTATTGCATCGGATGATGGGAGTGATGTCACGATTGCACGACATCAGTTTGGTTCGTGGTCTGACAAGGGTTGTTCTGTGGATTATTCCGACAGGTATCAACTTGATACCAGCACACCTTTGAAACTGGATGCGTGGATGTATGAGAACGGCGGCAACACTTGTTTCATGTTGTTTTGGCAATTCAATGGTGACGACCAGGATTGGAGCATTGTCCCGGAGTCCGCGTTTAGTTTTGTGCCGCCGACAACCACCCTTGCGCCTACAACAACGACCAGCACAAGCACAACGACACAGGCACCAACCATCACCAGCACATCTACTACCACCACCGTTTTGAGAACGACAACCACAACAACGCCGCCGACAACGACAGAACGACCAACCACAACATCAACATCTACAACCTCAACTTCCAGCACCACTACAACAAGTAGCACTACGACATCCAGCACGACTACGACCAGCACCACGACAATACCCACCACAACCACCACAACGCCTCCTGAGCCTTCAACCACCACTACCGTGCCAAAGACACCCGACCAGGTTTTTCACAACGCTGAAGCCGTTGCAGCGATCAGTAATCAGATCACCACCGCCACGCCTACGGAGGCTGCGGCTTTGTTTGATCAAATAAATGAAGCAACCCTGACTCCAACCGAGGCTGCGGTTCTAGTAGCAGCGGTTCAAGATGCCCCCGTTGCGATTCGTAAAACATTTGAAAACCACATCAACATTTACCAGGGCGCGGTTGATACCTATGTCCCTGTTGGATCGCAGGTGAATGTTCGTGCGCGCCGCGTTATTATCGCGGTGGGGCTTGTTTTGATCGTGCCAACCGTTCCAGTTAGGAAGCCCAATGAGTAAGTTTTTTAAGTTTGTTCGGGATAGTTCCTGGACTTGGGGCGGAGCAGTCATTGTTCTTGTCACCTTGTCCGGATCTACGCGCACCATTGGCTTATACATCACGCTCGTTGCCTTTGCCGGGCAAGTGTTTGGGCAACTGTTCGGGGAAGAATAGTGCAAACGTTACTTGTCGCCTTTCTCGGTTCTCCAGTCGTTATTTGGCTGCTGACGCGTTTTGATAAAAAGAACACGGAACAACACGCCAATAACATGAAAGTTCTACAAGATATTCATACCAGCGTGAACCAAGTTGGGGTTGATGTGAAGGAAGTCCGCAAGGACTTATACGATCACATTGCTCACCACGCGCATAAGGAGACAAACACCGATGGGACTACGCGATGAACTGGAACAGGGTAAACCCCCAGCGATCTGTTTCGTAGGAAGATTGCTAAAACAACTTCCGGATGAGATCGCAGCCGAATTACAAGAACTGCTTGACGATCCAATCATTTCCAATGTTGCACTGGAAAGATTGTCAAAGAAAAAAGAATGGAACACCGCCTCATCTTCATTTGGTCGCCACCGCAAAGGTGAATGCAAATGTCGTTGAAAGATGAAGTTGCGCAAGACATTGCAACAACCCCAGCAGGCAAGCGTGAAACCCTGGGAAAACTTGCTGAACTGTTAGAACGCAACGGCATTGATGTTGACGACATTGGGCGCGTTATGCGCGTTTCCATGTATCAGTCGTTGATCAAGAACGATGAAGGGGAAGCCGAAGTTCACGACTTGACTGCGGTTCAGTTCTCGCCCAAATGGGATTCCGATCCGGAATGGGATTTTGTACGCCAGGGCGCGGCAGTCAAAATGCCGCCTCTCAAAACCACAGTCAAGAAAACCGGCTGGCAAAATTGCGTGGTTCTTCCGGATATGCAAATGGGTTATTTCCGAAACGCTGACGGCACCCTGGAACCTACCCATGACGAGGCTGCGCTGCGTGTTGCCCTGGCGATCACTAAAGACGCGAAACCTTCAATTGTTGTAATGGTGGGCGACAATTTGGATTTGCCTGAAATGTCTAAATACCGGCTGACCGCCCCTTACGCGCAAACAACCCAGGCAACTATTGACCGGATGACTTTGTTTTGTGCCGAACTCCGCACCGTTGCCCCTGACGCGCAAATTGTGTGGCTTGCCGGCAATCATGAGGAACGCCTTCCGCGCTATCTGATTGACAACGCCGCTGCCGCATTCGGGTTGAGACAGGGCGCATCGCCTAAGTCTTACCCGGTGTTATCCGTGCCGTTCTTGTGCCGCCTGGATGAATACGGCATTGATTACCGCGCCGGCTATCCAGCGAGTCATGTATGGGTTACGGAACGCCTGCGAGTGATTCACGGCAACAAAGTCAAGTCCGGCGGATCTACCGCCCACGCCTATTTGAACACCGAAAAGACATCGGTGATCTATGGTCATATTCACCGCCGCGAATGGGCAGAACGAACACGCGAGGATTTTGACGGCGCGAAAACAATCCTGGCAGCAACCCCCGGCTGCCTAGCACGAATAGACGGCGTGGTGCCTTCTACGAAAGGTGGAGTTGATCTTGATGGGCGACCACTTACGCAACACGAAGATTGGCAGCAAGGTCTTGCTGTTGTCCCTTACGATCCTGACAGTGGGCGGTTTTGCTATGAGCAAATTGCGATCCATGATGGTTGGGCTATGTGGCATGGTCGCGAATACATTGGATGAGTTCCAGCATGAATCGTTTGACGATAATGACGATGGGGTTGAGTTTTTTCCGTACAACTTGTGGAATGTTGACAAAGCGGTTGCGTTAGGTGATGACGGCGTGAACACATCGGTTTTTTTATATCTTGGTTCGGATTCGCACGAGTTTGAACTTGGAATTGCTTTGCATCCGAAAGCGGCAATGAAGTTGGCGGCTGATCTAATCCGGGTAGCAGTAGAAGCATGACTACGATTTGCGCCATACAAGGTGATGGTTGGGTTGTTGTTGGTTGGGATTCTCATGTCGCGGAAGAAGGCGGCAGGTCATATTTTGTTGACAAGTCATGGTCAAAGGTGGCGCAGCGTAATAATTACTTGCTTGGCGCAGCCGGTGATGTCCGTGCGATCAACTTGTTGCACCATCAATTTGATCCGCCGAAAACTGAACTGACGGGTGCGCGCCTGGACAAGTTCATCACGGCAAATGTGATTCCTGCGTTGCGAGAGGTGTTTGAAGTTAATGGATATATAGCGACCAGGCGTAGCGGCGGCGAACAACATGGTGCAGACATTTTGATGGTGGTGAATGGCGCGGTGTTTGAGATCGGTAGCGATTGGTCGTGGTGTCGCGATAGTGCTGGGTTGTATGCAGTGGGTAGCGGTGGAGATTATGCGATGGGATATTTGTTTGGTCAGCCGCGTTTTACAGATCCGGAAATTGCAAAACAAGCGATGTTGAAAGCGTTAGGAATTGCTGCGCGTTTTGATTGTTACAGCGGCGCGCCGTTCCATACAAAAGTGGTGGTTGTGTAATTCGCAAGTGACAGACAAGCGTTGCTTTCTGCAAAAGTGAATACCCCTACAGATGGAGTTGTTATGTCAATTGATGATGTGTTTCAAACATTGGAATTCTTGAGCCGTGTCGTTACGCGCGGACATGATGAGACCGAGGCTTTGTTGGCTTTGGTTGCGAAGTTGGAAGCGTCAGTTGGGCTGAAGCGTTCCCTTGCCTAATTCTGTAACCCTTGCGGCATAAGGGTTTGCCGCCCTTGAAAATCAATACTTGATAAATGCCACAAGCGCGAATTATGGTGAAGGCATGAACAACAGCACCAACTTCCCTACCAGCCCAGCCTTTCCACACGGTTTCGCCAACTTGTCAGACACGACACGAATTGCGCACCGGATGTATGCAGTGGGAAGCAGTTACTACTTACACATCACCAAAGAAGTCGCACAGGCAACGATCAACACCGGAGTGGTTGGCGAAACGATCCCAGCGGTCACACTTTGCAACAAAACATTTACGCACGGTGCCGCTTGGGAAATTGCAGACACCGGCAACACCACCGCGAAAGTTTGCAAGGCTTGCGCAACAAAGGCGGCGAAGTAATGAGTGACTACGCAATTATCAACCTTGCCATTTGGGGTGGCTTTATTGGCTCATACCTGATCGCTGTTTTTATTCACGGCTACCGCGCCTACATTCGCCAATTTGAAAACGCACCCAAAAGGTACATTCGCCATTCGCGGAGTCATTACTCAACACATCGCAGGGTCAATTAACCCTGACGCACCCAACAAGTAGAAAGAAAGAAATGAACACACATCAGAAACCCGAACACGGCAGCCTGGAATGGCTGACACTCCGACACAAAACCGAAGAAGGCAAAACCCGATTCGGCGCATCAGAAGCACCAATCCTCATGGGTGTATCCCCATTCAAATCACTTGCTGACATGGCAATAGAAAAATGGGGCGCACCTGAAGTGCGTGAACAAACACCAGCCATGACACGCGGACATATCTTGGAGCCAGCATTGGTTGCATACGCGGAAACATTGCTAGGCGAAAGGGTGACTGTTCCGGATCTCATGTTCAGCAATGGTCGCCTGATCGCAACGCTTGACGGTGAGGCGATACCAACCATCGTGGAAGCAAAGACCAGCCTGTGGCATTCAGCAGATGACGCGCTGCCTGCCGAATGGTATTGGCAAGGCGTGGCACAAATGGCGTGCATCCCTGAAGCCGAGCAGGTCATGTTTGTAGTCCTAGACAAACGCATGAACCTGGGGCATTGGATTTTGAAGCGTGACGAGGAAGCCATTGCCGCGTTGATCTTGCGAGCCGATGAAGTTGGCGAAATGTTGGACAACGGAATCATGCCTCCGGATGCGGAGATCACCGAAAACCACATCAAGTTGCTTTATCCTGATCCTGATGGAACCACAGAGATTGGCGCACGAGGACTTGACGCGGTTAATCGTTTCAGCGCGTGGAAGTCTCAACGCGAAATCGCAGAAAAGCATGAACAAGAAGCGCGTGACGAGATCGCCGCATTACTTGCCGACTGCGCTGTCGGAACTGTTGACGGTCAAGTAGTCGTCACATTTAAGTCGCGTTCAACTGGTTCACGGTTGGACACGAAACGGCTGGAGCAGGATCACCCTGAACTGGTCGCTGAATATAAGAAAGCGGCAGGAAGCACTCGCGTGTTGAAAGTCGGATAAAAGGAAAAGAAACATGGAAATCATAAAAGCACTATCAGCAGTCATGGATGAAGTTGGGGGCGTTTCAAAGAAGGAACGCAACAACGCCCAGGGCTTTAACTTTCGCGGCATTGATGCCGTTGTAAACGCGGTGTCGCCGGCATTGCGTAAAAACAATGTGGTGGTCGTTCCCGAACTGATCAACGCAGAATACGAAACGGTCACTGTTGGCGCAAAGCAAACCTTGATGGGTCACGCGCGTGTCACTGTGAAGTACGCCTTCTACGCCCAAGACGGTTCAAACATTGCTGCAACTGTCGCAGCCGAATCTATGGATTCCGGTGACAAGGCAACAGCCAAAGCGATGAGCGTGGCGTTCCGTACCGCCCTGCTGCAGGCGTTATGTCTGCCCACTGACGAAACCGATCCGGATGCCAATTCATACGAACGCAGCGACAAGCCAGCGATTCCATTGGTACGCCCGGCTGCACCGCGAACTTCCACAAATCCACCGGCGCAACCCAAGACACTCCGGAACCCCGTGCTGTCTGCCGCGCAAATTGTATGGGTCACTGAACAGATCACAAAAGCCTTTGCTGGCGAACCCATTTTGGTAGTTGTCAGCGATCTAATAGGGAGAACCATCACAGACTTTTCCGAAGTGACAACAGAAGAAAAGAAGATCCTGGTCGCTAAGTTGTCGGGAGGTAAATAATGGAGGGCGCATACAACGGCAGCCAGGGATATGTGGCGCGGCACACCAGCGTTACGCGCAACACCGGAGATCTTGAATCAGTCCTTGACGCGGTAAAGGGGCAGGGCTATCACGGCATGACCTGGCACGAATTAGGCGACTGGTTAGGCTTGCATCATGGGCAAGCGTCAGGGGCATTATCAAACCTTCACAAGAAAGGCTTGGTGTTTGTCATGCGCGATGTCACACGAAAGAAATGCCAGGTGTATGTCACCAGCGAATACAAATCGGTTGTACCTGCTGACAAACGCATTGACGAACCAGCCAAGATCAAAAACACGATCCGTCTCCAGGCACTTATCCAGGCTGCCGAGGCAGTCATTGAATCGGGAACACCGATGGACATTTTGCTTTTAGAAATCGCTCTAGATAAATACAAAACCAATTCCTAGAAAGGGAATAACAAATGAACCAAATGACAGTATGCGGAAACGCATCAGAACCACAACTGAAATACACAACAACTGGAATGGCAGTAGCCACCTTTGCTGTGTTTACAAAACGAAAAGTGAAAGACGAGCAAGTCTCAACTGCGCACAACATTAAAGCCTGGGGCGATCTTGCTGAAAACCTTTGCAACACGATTGCTAAAGGGGATCGCGTGTTAGTCACAGGTCGGCTTGAAGTTGAGGAATACAACGACAAGGAAGGAAACTCACGCAAGAATGTTGTTTTAGTTGCTGACGAAGCAGGCATTTCGTTGCGTTGGTTGCGCAATGCAGACTGAACACGGAACCCAACTTGGCTTTGATGACGGCTGCCGTTGTGACGATTGCATATATGCAGACAAGTTCACAACGCTGCAATGGTCAGTAGAGGAACCAGCGTTTCGCGATGTTCGCGTTTTCCATCCGCTAAAGAAATCAAAGGTGCGCCCCTATGGAGCGAGGGATCTGATCTTGGTGATGCAACAACCAAACTCGCGAGTGTTGGCTGCCGTATTAGATACCGCACCTTCAACAGTGACAAAATGGTTGCGCGAGGGAACTTGCTGGACAGTGTACGAAGCGGATCGCCGGGCAGTTAAGGCTGGCATCCATCCATACTTTGTGTGGGGCGACAAGTTCTTTGAAGGAGCAGACAATGAGTGAAACATTCAAGGAGTACGGAATTATCTGCGGCAAGTCGTTTTACAACGCTGATGTCCGTCAGGAATCGGAAGCGACTTTTATTGACCAAATGCAGCAGGAGTTTCTTAATAACGGATGGGTAATTACTGGCGAAATTACGATCCGGTGGAACGATCATTGGGATGACAATGCCTTGATGTGCTGCACATTGGCAAGCGCGGTGGAGCCTAATGAGTTGGCATGAACAATCAGAATGTCTTGGTATGAATGTCAATGTGTTCTTTCCGAAGTTTGGAGAATACGCCAGGGCGCGAGCAGTTTGTAAAGATTGCAAGGTGCAGCG